AGGTCACCAATGTCACGCAATTCAATCCCCCCATTTCTAACATCCGCCGAAATGCGGCTTCCTGTTCATCGCAATAGTCCCGCTGTTCGTATTTCTGCGCCGTGACCGTTTTCTTCGGTTTCTTCGGTTTCTTCGGTTCGCCCTTCAGGACGGCTGTCAGGTAGGCAATCGTTGTCACCCCGTAATCAACACAGGCGTTGATCCCGTCAAGCATCTTCTGAAGGCCATACAGGGAATACAGGTCAATCAGCTTTGCCCTGATTGCATCCGTCCGGGGGAATCCTACTGTTTCTGCGGCGTTCAACACCAAGTCTTGTTCAGCAACGATTTCCCGGGCGCATCCATCGTCAATAAATTCATTTTCATTTCTTTCTATTTCATTTCTTTTCTTTTCTTTTAGGCTTTTGTTTGGTTCGATTTGGTATATTTTGCTTTCAGTTGCTTCGGTTTGGTTTTGTTTGGTTTCAGTTGCTTTGGGTCTTCCGCCCTTCAAACCATTCTGACGCAGGGTTTCGGACTTTTCCGCCATCGTGTCAATATCGCGTTTCGCAACAGCCCAAAGGAACGATTCATTTCCGGGAAATTCTCCGGGTTCTTCGCCCGTCCGGGCATACCGAAGCATTGCAAGGAACAACCGCCCGATTTCATCATCATTCAGCGGCGAAAGAACTTCTTCAAAATCCGTCCATACCTTCAGGTATTTCACAGTTCACGCCGCCTTTCTGTACCGCATGAAACGAACCTTTTTCCCGAACCTGTTTTCCCGGCCTTCGTATTCCTGATCAAACCGAATCCCGATTGCTTTCATTTCGCTGACCCGGGTTGACAGTTTCGTGACCCCCAATTCGGAAAAGGCGTCCATTGGCGTGATACTGCCGTTCATGCAGATAAAGGACAAAATCTGAAACTGCTGATTCGTCAGTTTTTCAAACTGTTCCGCCGTCAGGCTGAAACTGTTGATCACTTCCGCAATGCTCATCATCTTTCCCCCAATCTCCCAAATAGTTTTTTCGTATTAACTGCATCCACACTTTCCGACCATAATAATTTTGAAAGGCCATCTGTGCGTCCTGTTTCAGTTTCAGGTTCTTTTCCTTGTCGTACTGCGCCCCGGTTTTCCCGGTATGGCAGTTATGGCAGAGATAAACCCAAAGACCGTAGGTTTCAGAAATCTTCCTGTTCGCCACACCTGCAAAAACGTGGTGACGTTCAAGACCGTCTACCCTGCCGCAGAAGTAGCAGGCGCGGTCTGTTTGCATGATGCTTTTCCCCATTGCGCTAACAACCTTTCTTCTTCTTCCCGGGACAATCTCAACGGGATTTCCATTTGTTCGGCCTGATCCGTCAGCCAATCCAACAAGACCCGCATTTCATCCCGTGTATACGTTGATGAACCATAGTACAGGTGCAACCGTTTCTTGCCGATTCCTGCGTCATCTATGACGTCCGCGACCCATCCGTCACCGTGCGTTGACCATCTGCCGATGATCGTGTCAACGTCCCAAATGCAGACCGTCACGTCCGTGTAAACGCCGACCGCCCGGATTGCCTGCCGATACACTTCCTCTTTGCTGACAGGTGGACGCAACGCCTTCCCAATGTCAGAACACAAAGCCCAACACATAGCGTTCGCGTCCTTGCTCCGCTTCGGGTTGTATTTCTTCATGTCAATCGTGACGTCACAATCCTTCAGCGAATCAATCAGTTGCCGTGGATCGTCCCGGGTGGTGAACGATACCAACCATTCACCACCCGCAAGACGCATCAAGTCGGATTTCAAACGTCCAATCATTTCTTGATCATCTCCGCAGATTTCGGGGGAAAGTTCTTGTACATGGCGTCAATCAGGGCTTCAGCTTCAGGCAGGGTGTATTTTTCAAGTGCCTTGTTCGGCGCAAGCCCTGCGGCAACAAGTGCGTTCTTCTGATCTGCAAAAAGGGTGTTGTTTTGCTTGACCGTGATCTTCCGTTCCTCCCGCAGTTCCTTCATGGCCTTCAGCAGGAAAATCTGAACTTCGGTCGGTTCTGTCTTCGGCGGTTCAGGTTCGTTCTGCGGCTGTGCAAGCGGCGGTACTTTGCTGACCGTGCTGACCGATCCATGCGCCGCAGGCGGCGGCGTGAACTTCCGTTCTTCCTGCTTCTCTTCCTTTTTTTCTTCTTCCTGATTCGCCGGGTTCTTCGGACTCAAACTGTCATCGTCCGAATCCTTTGAATCATCAATCATCAGCAAAGCGTTCAGGGCGTATTTCCGGGCGTATGAACTGCAAGCCCCGGTCAATTGGCAACCGTCCATCCCTTTTTTCTCTGCGTCTTCCCGGGCGTATGCCACAGCGGAAACGCTTTCCTTTCCATCCGTCAGGGTCACGGTTGCCTTGATGTAATACCGTTCACCGACCATGCAGGGTTCGTCATTGATGACCAACACAAGGCCGTTCAGCAGGGGTTTTACCCCTTCAAGGATTCCTTCCGCATTCCTGTAATGGTATTTCCCGAAGCTGTTGTAAAGGTTCTTCGGGGCTTTCAGTTCCCGTTGAATCCGGGAAAGTTCGTTATAAATACCCATGTTGTCAGCCCTTCCTTTCATTTCTTCAACTGAACCTTGAAAACGGGTTCATGTTCTTCGGCGGTAATGCAGGGAATGATCTGTGCATCGTCATCCGCAACGGTTTCCCCGATAACGGTCAGGGTGGATTTCAGGCCGTCCCAATCAACGGATTCTTTGGTCTTGATGAACTTGCCGCCCTTGTGTTCCTTCAGCCATGCAATCAGTTCGGATTCATCATAGTCAAAGGACGTGTTCTGCGCCTTCATCATGATTTTCCCGGAAGGCAGGGGGTAATTCTCCTCCGTCTTCGTCTGCTTGTGCGGGACTGTCTTGAAAAACCCGAACAGGAACATTTCCATCCGGGAAATGGTTTCATCACAGGTGGCGGTCACGCTTTCAAGCGCGGCCTTGTAATGCGCCTTCCAACGTTCCTTTTCAGCGTTCGCCCGTTTGATCTGAAGCAAGCACCATTCGGCGTCCTGATCCGTTTCGCAAGTCCAACCTTCCTTTGCTTCTTCAGCGGGTTCGATATTGTTCAAAAGTTCGCTCATATTTGTTCCCCTTTCACTTGATTCGCACCAATGACCCGTGTTACAATGTCATAGGTGAATTGTTGTTAGCCCTTCAATGAACCGCCCCGGCTTTGTCCGGGGTTTTTATTTTCCCGGGTAAATCGGCGCATAATACCCAACTATCGGGAACAGGTCGGGCTGTTCTACCTTGCGGAATCTGCGCCTGATGCGTTCAATCAGCGTGACCCGCCGACCGATCCGACAAAATACCGCCGGGTTTGTGCAATACCTGCTTTTCATTCTGCAATCCCCCTTTCATAGTTTTCGGACATGGTTTTGATGGTCGAAAGCATATCTTCCATTTCGTTCAGGATGGACGCGACCCGGTCATAAAGGATCGTATCCTTCAGGGTTTCCCGCGCTTCGTTGACCAAATCCGCAGATGTGTCAAGGTCTTCCGCCGCCAACCGCAGGGAACGTCCCGCCTGTCGCAGGATTTCCCCGTCAACCGCCGGGGCGGTCTGTTCTTTCAAAAGCCGATCAACGGCCTTGTCAAAATGCCGTTCAAATGGTGTTTTCATTGTTATCCCTCCCGTTTTCGTGGGACGATGACCCGCCCCGTTTTTGCCTTGTACAGGATTTCACGCCGCCGACCTTCCGCCGGGATCACCGTCCGCCTGTCTTCCCATTCCCTGAAGGCCGTCATTGTCGCGCAACAGGGGTTTTCCATGTGTGGAATACATTGCCGCAGGTATTTCCGTGCGGTCGGGGTTGAACACCCATACCGATTCTTGACGAACTGAACCGTTGCAAGCTGTTCCATGATCATCCCGCTTTCTTCAGCAGTTTCTGAACAGAAACGCCAAGCGCGGAAGCAATTGCCGCAAGGGTGTCAATCCGGGGGTTCTTCGTCCGACCGTTTTCAATGTAGGAAAGAACCCCTTGCCTGATTCCTGCACGTCTTGCAAGTTCCGTCTGCGACCAACCGCGCCTTTCACGCAGTTCCCGAATCACGTTTTCACCTCCCTGAAAAATTGGCTTATTGAAACTTCGATAATATGATACCGAAATAACGGTTGATTGTCAATAGTTTTTTCGATAATATTTTGATAGAATAAGATAGATTAATCGATAACTAAAGAAACGGGGGGATTTTTCGTGACCGTGGGTCAGCGCATCAACGAACGAATGAAAGCGCGGAAGATGAGTCAAAATAGGTTGGCAAAAGCCGCGCAGATTTCGCAATCAGGGCTTTCCTCTATCATTTCAGGTGCGGTCAGCCCGAAGGAAGTCACGCTTTCGGCAATCGCGGCGGCGTTGGAATGCTCCGTTTCTGAATTGATGGGTGAAACCGCCCCGGGGGTCATTCCGATCCGACCGTCAGCAATCCCGATTGTCGGTGAAATTGCCTGCGGCGTCCCGATCACGGCGGAACAGAACATCACAGGATACGCTGACCTTCCTGAAGGCGTTCACGCTGACTTTGCCCTGCGGTGCAAGGGTGACAGCATGATCCCGACCCTTCAGGACGGTGATCTTGTCCTGATACGTCAGCAACCCGAAGTTGAACCCGGTCAGATTGCCGCCGTGAATGTGAACGGGGAAACAACCCTGAAACACGTTTACCCGCAACGGGACGGCCTGCTGTTGACCGCAGACAACGCCAATTTCCCGCCGATATTCGTTCCGAACAATCAGGACGGGGAAATTATCATTCATGGTCTTGCGGTCGGTTATACCCGCCTTTTTGGTTGAATGGGAGGTGTTGAAAATGAAAAGGTTCATCTGTGTTCTGATTGTCTGCCTGATGGTTGTGCCTGCCGCGTTCGCAACGGATTTTGAAAACTTCAATATCCATGCAGAACTTTTCGGGGCGCATGAAGTCAAAGAATCCGAAGGGGACGTCCGGGATGATTACATCAGATTCATTCAGGATGGATGCACAATCACGTTCAAGATTGCTGACGGAAAAATCGCGTTCGCAATGATCACGGGGGACGGTGACGCCTTCCTTGCGTATTCGCTTGCGGCAATGGCGGAGTTTGACGCAGAATCCAAAAACATAGCCGACAACGGGGGTCAGCTTCTTTTGTATTATCTCATGTCAAAATCGGAAGACGAAGGAAAGCACATGGGCGCAACGGCATCAGGCGTATATTTTCAGGTCGAAAAGGAAAACGGGAAATATAATTTCCTGATAGGTAATTGACCATGCCGCGTCAAAAGAAACCAACCCTGAAAAAACGTTCTGACGGTCGGTTCAGGTGCAAATACCACGATTTGCAGTTTTACGGCAATACCCCGGAAGAAGCATTTGCCGCCCGTGACGAATATCTTCAGGCGCAGAAATACGGACTTTCACACCTGACAACGGTGGCAGACTATTCGTTGCCGTGGCTGAAACGGTCATTCCCTGCGGTTGCGCCGTCAACGTATGCAGGTTTGGCGGTTCACCTGCAACACCTTGTTGATACCATAGGAAGCAAACGGATTTCCGAAATTGTCCCGTCCGATCTGAAACAGGTATATTCCGAACATTATTCCGGGCTTTCCAACAGCTACATCAAAGCGGCGCGGCAGTTGTTCTGTTCGCTGTTTGATTCTGCGGTTGCTGACGGCCTGATACGGTCGAACCCGGCGCGGGACAAGACCGCCAAACCGCACAAGGGCAGAAAGGCAAAGGAACGCATCCTGACGCACCGGGAACGTTGGCAGATTGAACACCTTTGCACAAATCACCGCGCATGGCCTGTTGTCATGACCATGCTATACGCCGGGATCAGGCCGCAGGAAGCCAAAGCCCTTGACATTGACAGGGATGTTGATTTCATCAACGACACAATAACAATCAGGCAGACGGCGCACAATGACCCCGAAAACGGGCAAAAATACGTTCATACGGGCGATGGAAAAACGGAATGGAGCAATCGGGTCATCCCGCTGTTTCCGCCGCTGAAAACCGCCCTGACGGGGCGGCACGGCCTGCTTGTGACGTCCGCGCATGGTCAGCCCGTCACACACACAACATGGCGTGTACTTTGGAACAGTTATATCTTCAGCATGGAAACCGCAATCAACGGGATTCAAAAACGTTGGTACGGCAGAACAAAGGAACATCAGGCCATGATTGCCGCCGGGGAACAGCTTCCCGAATGGGAATCGTTTGACATCGTTCCGTATACCCTGCGTCATGCGTTCTGTTGTATGTGCCGGGACGCGGAAGTCGAAATCAACACCTGTAGAAAATGGATGGGTCACGCGGACGCACAGATGATTCTGAAAGTGTATGACTCTGTATCGGAAGACAGGTCGCAAGCAATGCGCCAAAAGGTCGAAAAAACGGTGTTTGGGGTTCAAAACGGGGTTCAGGACAAAATAACACCCGCGCCAATCGCTGAAAAATCAACAGGTTGACGTTCCTGTTCCGTTCCGCTTCATACCCGGAGTGTCATAGGTTCGAGTCCTATTTGAGCCACACAAGAAACCCTTGAAATGTAACCATTTCAGGGGTTTTCTTTGCCTTCAGGAAGTGAAAAATACGAAAAAAAGAACCCCTTTCGGGGTTCAATTCGGGTTCAATCCGGGGTTCATGGTTCGTCACCATCATCAAACGGTATTACGTCCGGCGTGAACAGTTTTTCAGGCGGAATATTGCACACATCCGCAGTTTTCATGACGTGTCTGTGTCTGTCAGCCCTGATCAGTTCCTTGACGTATGCAACGAATCCTTCAGGCTGTTTTTCCGCCCATTCCATCAAGGCCATGTCTTCAGGCTTCCCCCGGTTGAACGTCACATTTTTCCGGGCAATCGTTTCCCGGTGATACTTGTTGACATATTCCCGTTGATCAAACAGGCCGCTTTTCTTCCTTGGCATAACTTCAACCACCCTTTGCAAAGTTAATGTGAACCCATTCGTATATATTTCCAACAATTTCCCGAAGACCATCCCCGGCATTTGTGCGTCTGATTGCTTCAAGGCGGTCAGCCAATCCGCGCAATTCGTCCGCTTGCCGCAAGGCGTCCGCGCACACATCTTCAATGATTGCTTCACGTTCTGCGTTTGTCATGTTCAGCCCCCCTTTTCAAGCATTATACCATACAATAAAGGCCGGGGATATACCGCCCCGGCGCGGTGTGTCGTTCAGCAGTACGGGCAATATAGCCCCATGCCTTTCAGTTTGTTCACGAACCGCACAAGGCGGTTGTACATATTGACGAACTCTTTGGCGTCCCGAACCTGATATTCCTTGTATTTCGGTTTGAGGGACGGGACAAGAATCGGCATCGTCTTTCCGTTACGGGTTTCCCGCAGGATTTCCCGCGCTTCAAGCAACGCTTCATGATTGGCGTTTTCGTCTTCATTGAGCGCATCCAACAGCCAACCCGCTTCGTTTGCGATCATGTCCCAATCGGAACGCCCATCCCGTTCGTCTTCCGGGTAATCGGAAATCATCTGTTCCAAATCATAAGCCCGAACCTTTTTCAATGCCTTGATTGCTTCCTGATCTGTCAACTTCATGCGGCCTTGCCCCCTTTCTTCCATTCCTCAAACTTGCGGCGGTTCTCCCGTTCGATCTGATCGTGAACCTTGATCCTTTCCTTCATGGTCATGTGTTAGCCCTTCCTTTCTCCTGCTTTGGTGCAGGCTACAAGCGGCGAACGTGCGCCGCCTGTCTGCCTACATCAATTCATCACTTCTGCGCGATTCTGATGCACTCTTTCACGGATTCGCTTTCAAGGCTTCCCTGAATGGCTTCCCAAATATTATCGAAGTGATAACGGGTCAGGTCGAAAATGTAAAGGTGTTCGTCTGCGGTCATCAGGGAAGCGCAACCACCATCACCGAGTTTCCAAACGTGAAGGATCAGATTTTTCCTGTTCTTCGCCGTCCAAGTTCCTTCCCCGTCCTTCTTCAGGATGAATCCTTTGATATTGATTGTTTCTTCGTTCTTCATTGCGTTAGCCCTCCGTTTTCCGGGGTGTTCCCCCTGATTTCGGTATTATCTTATCACATTATCTGCATAATGTAAATAGTCTAAAAAAGAAAAATAGAATTTTTTTCTGCAATTTTCCGCAAAATAGAAAAAACAACATTTTATTCCATGTTTTTGCGTGATTTCTGCAAAAAGGGGGAATATATTCCCACATTTGGGCAATAAAAAAATCCCCGGGTCAAAGCCCGGGGAAGTTGGTCGCAAGTTGGTCGCAAGTTGGTCGCAAGTTGGTCGCAAGTTATTCGGTTTTTATGGCCTTTTTTGCGTCAAGTTTGGCAAAGGTCAATTCATACCCGCCCATTGCGGTCAACGCGGCAACAACCGCGTTCATCAGCGTCAGAAGGGCGGTATTCCATGTCAAGCCCTGCGTGAAGTAGGTTGCCAACAGCATAACCACGGCGGCAATCAGGAAGACAATGATCCGGGTCGGGATTTTCCAAACCTTGTCAAACGGCAGTTTCAAAAGCTGAACAATCAGCATAGTTGCCAACGCCGCGCCTGCGATTGTCGCAAGCTGTTCCCATGTGAAGGGGTCTGTCGGAATCGGGGATTCTGCTGTCGCGGCAACTTCTTCAGCAAGCACAACCGCCGGGAAAACCAACAGGACAAGACAGAAAAGAAGTTTTTTCATGCAATCATCCTTTCGTAATATCGTCAATCCGTTTGTGTGCGTTTTCAACGCTTTGTTCGACTTTGGCAACCTTGTTCGACAGTTCGCCAAGGTCTTTCTGAATGGCCTTGTTGTCGATTTTAATGTCATCAATGGATGATCTGATATACCGAATGTCTGCCGTCATGGTTGCCCGTTCCGTTGCTTCCGCTGATGTGTCATGCCGTTCGTTGCGCCTGAATGTCAGGGCGGTAAAACACAACGCAATCAGCGGAACAGCTATTGCAACAATGGTTTCGATTGACAAGCCCGTCACCCCCTTTCTTCAAACGCTTCAGCCCCCGGATACATGGCTTTCAATTCTTCGGCCTGATCATAGGTCAGGTGTGGGATTTCAACCAAGTAAAGGGTTTCTCCGGGCATGATCAAATATTCCGTCATCATGTATCCTGTTTTGTTTTTCCATTGCACCAAACACCAATCAGCATCAGGCGCAATCAGGGTCACGGTATCCCCGCAGGGAACACGGTCAATCAATGCCGCCGCCCGGGAAGGACGTTTTCGCAGGTTGACGGGCTTTCCGTTTTCTGACCAAACGACAGCCGTGTCCGGGGTCGGTGTCGGTTCGGGTTCAGGTTCGGGGGTCGGTTCGGGTTCAGGTTCGGGTTCAGGCTTCACTTCATGCCGAAGATATGTTTCTTTCCATTCTGCAACATATCCCCAATTCTTGATGGAAGTGTCAACCTTTGACGTTGGGGACGTCATGTGCAGGATTTTCAGCGGATAAACGCTTCCAACCGTGCCGATATGATAATAATCGTTCAAATCACCGTTGTAATCCTTGCCGCCCTGTTTATACCGCGCAGGAAGTTCATTCTTTGGTGAACCCGGCGGGTTTGCCTTGAAGACAACATCCCCGACAGACAGGTCACCCGTTCCGACCAAAGGCCGCAGGTTTTTCACCTGCTTCCGGGCTGAATAGTTTGTTCCTGACGTTGCAAGGCTGACCCCGGCCTGACAGAAGGCGTACTTGTCCATTCCGATGCAATCACATTCGGTCAGGCTTGATGCGCCAAGTTTATATTTCGGCTTTGCGTCAACGATCTTCCGACAGCCTTCAAGATACTTGTCAACCGTTGTTGGCATAGAATCCCCCTTTCAAAGGAAGAACCGGGGAATCAATCCCCGGTTTTCTTCAGAAGCAAACAAATCAGCTTTTGAATCTGCAAACGTCTTGTTTTGTTGATTGCTCCCTTTTTCGGGATGCTGTCCAATGCCGCTTTCAGTTCGTCAATCGACATTAATGTCACCCCCTTTCGATGGAAATAGAAAGCCGCCCGGGGGTAATTCAACCGGGCGGCATGGTCTGTTCATTTGGGTATACTTTTCAGAATTTCTTCATTATTTTTGCTCCCTTCTTACTTCGTAATACAGCAATTTAAGACAGTGCTACCTGTTTAATGGATGTTATACTATTATTTGACCATCTTGCAGAATATACAACTCCATTACTTTCAAAGAACAGGTCTGCAAGTGATGTGGTAAGGGCACAAGCGATACCAAAACTCTGACTTGTAATTCCTGAGATAACACTTCCATTCATCCAAATTAAGAACGGACGGTGAACCATATTAGTTACTCTTTCGGATAAAATGGTATTTAGTTCGTTAGTATTGTTAGCTTGAACCATCAGTAAATTCAAATTGTTGTTTATTTCGTCAATGCCAAGGTTTTCATAGACCTGTTCTTTCTGCGCCTCCGTCAGGGTCTGCTGTGAGATTGTCAGCACATCCCGGCGAAGTTTTCCTTTCAAGTCCTGCCCATACAGGGAAGAACCCGTCACAGGAACGGTTGTTCCGATGAACATTTCTTCGCCATGATCGGAAACCGTGTACTGCCCGTCAAGACTAATCGTATAGACCGCAGGTACAATCCTTTCGGCGTAAATGTAATTTGTGTCCGTGTCATACGCAACCCCGGACGCAATAACGTTTTCAAGATTCTCCTGCGTGTATTCGATGCGCTCAACGCGGGAATATGCCCGACCCGTGTTCAAATTGATTTCGTCAAACACGTTCCCGACCCGCATCAAACCATCGGGGAAACTGACCATGACCCCGGACAGGTCAACAGCCGTCTGCGAATACGGTTCAAAAACTCCGTCATTCGGTTCTTCTGTCCAATCTGCCCATGTCATCCAAATTTCTGTGTCCGTTGCGTTGCCGCCTGTTACAAACACATACCCGTTTCCCGCAGGGATGACGAAGTTTCCGTCAACGGGGGTGATCGGGGTCTGTTCTCCGTTCAGCGTTTCAGCGAACGCAAGGGACGTGTATGTCCCGGCAATCATAAACCCGTATTCTTCCGAATAATTGACAACACGGGCATATCCTGTGGCGTGATTGTACAGATTCCATCCCGTTGAAATAAACTGTGTAGGCGTTGCGGTTGTGATCGTACCCCGGTTGCCCTTCACATAGACAACGGTTATCGTATCATTTGCAACAGGTGTCCCCGTGACCGTGATCCCGTACACAGACAGGTCAGCACTCCATGCGTTTGTATAGGTAAATGTCAGCGTTTGGGAAGATGCGACCTGCGCGACAAACGTTTCCCGGTCAACAGAAACGGTCAAATCCTCATTGGAAGACGAAGGCGTGATTGATTCCACAACGAGCCCCGTCTTGATCTGATTTCCGTGAATTTCGGACAGCCATGCCGCGCCGCTTGAAATGGACGATTCGCCACCTGCCGAACGAATGATATATGTCCCGGTGTTGATCTGCGCTTCGTCAGACGTCAGGTTGTCCGCAAGGGGAACGGTTGTGATCGTGATATTCCGATTTTCATCAGGTTCGGTTTCGTTCACGGTCAGCGGCGGACGGTGCATTTCTGTGTCGATTATGTCCATATTCTCATTGAAATGGGCAATGTCATAGGGATCGGGTTTCTGCACCTTAAACAGGTTGAAAAAGGGTGTTAAAATGCTCATGCGCTCACCTCCGCGTCAGCAATCCGCAACCAAAAATGAACCGTGCCGGGGGTTTCCGTCCCGACTTCGGCGTAATCCCGTGCGCCGCTCATCAAATCCCCGTAAGTCACAGGCAGAAGGATTTCCTGCCACCGCCAATTCGTACCGCCGAACGTTGGCGCGGTTGCGGACGTTGAAACATAGATTGACCCGACCGGGAAGATTTTCCCGTAAACGCTGTTTACATCCGTGTCAATCGCGTCAATTTCTTCCTGAAGTTCGTTCTTTGCCGCGTCAATGGCTTCCCCGGTTGCTTTTGCATCTGCCGCCATACCCGCGATTGTCAGGGTATCGTCAACGGGCGTCTGAACCACGTTTGCAACCTCAACTTCAAACGTCACTTCCGGGATTCCGTCTGCGGGTGTGTTGTTTAATTCACTCATTCTTTTTCCCCCTTTTATACGTCACCGACAACCGTCAGCAGGTTCATTGACATTGGTGTCCGGGGTGTCAAAACTTGATTCCCGTTAACCATTTTCCCTGAATCGTCATAATACGGATTGATGACGTATCTGACATCCCACGAATACGAACCCGGGGAAAGGGAATCTGTGTCAGAGTTCAGGAAAACAACCGTGAACGCATTGTCTGTCATCGGGCAGATTTTCTGCATAATGATTTCACCGTTTGCGTTTTTAATGCTGAATAACGCCCTGTCATTTTCCCCGAACGTGAACGGTTCGCCTTCAAGGGTCGCGGTTGCCCTGACCGTCAATGCGCCCGTATCGCCCCGTGAAAGGGTGATGACATAATCCTCAACGTTATACATTCACATCGCCCCTTTTCATGCAGGCGGAAATTTTCCCGTCATAATCAATGAACAGGTTCACACAGTTCGTGAACCCGTTGTAAACCTGTTCCATGCCGCCATATTGAAACTTAATCTGTTCTGTTTTCGCCGGATCAAAGAAAACCTGTGCGGCCTGTGGCATTGTGTACCCGGTCACCCAACACCACAAACGCCCTTCAGCGTAACCGCAAGACCCGTCCTCGATGACCGTTCCGTCATTGAAAATCAGACGGATTCCTTCATTCTGATTTGCTTCCGGCATTTTCCATTTCCCCCAATTCTTTATAGATTCCCCGCAAGTCTTCATAAACCGCGTTTAATATGCTTACGTTTTGCGGGGTTGGCTTGATGTCAAGCAATTTCAACATTTCAAATATGGCTTCCAATTTGTTCAACAAACCTTTCATCTGTCAGCTCCTTCCGAGCAGATACTTGCCCACAGCCGCGCTGTAAAACTCTGTGTACCTATTTCCGTGATACCAAAAACCGCCCGGCAACCGAAGGTCATCGCATACTATTTTGGACGCAGTTGCGTTTCCGCTCATCAGATTGTCAATGCTTGCCTGCGTTGCGTTTAGCTGACTTATTGTGACATACCCGGTCAGGTTGATTGTGTCTGCCTGTAATTTGATATATGACCCATGATCAGTATTGATCCCGGTGACAATTGACGCGGTATTGACTACGTCCCGCCCGTCCCGTTCTGTGACAACAAGGCTTATTTTGTTTGATTGTACCCGGATTTGTCCGCGAAGTTGGGTATCTTCGCTTATCCTCTGTGAAGTTTCAAGCGAAATTGCGTTCGCGGTCTGCGTTATCCTTGAAGACAATTGGTTGTCTGCGCTTTTCCTATCTGTAACTTCTGAGGTGATTCTATTGCTTTGCACCCTGAAGTTCGCGCCAATGCCGTTTTTGACGTCTTCGGCGTAAATAATCACGCCCGTGATCGGGTCAACGGACATCCCTGCCGCTTTGATCACCTGACGGTTTTCGTCAACCTGCCGCGCTTCAAGGATGATGTTCCGTTCATTCTGAAGAATGTCCGTTTCAAATTCACCTTTCTGTTTGGCTGAACGTGTTCGACCGCCGCCGCCACCGCCGCTACGGGTTTTGACTCCCTTCCCGCCGCCTGTGGCGAAATCTTCCGTTTCCCGATTGATATAAATAATGTTTGGGATATAATCCCCGATTGTCAGATTGTTCCCGGTCGGGTCAAGAAGATTGACCGTCAGTTTGATGACCTGTTTATAAAACAGCACGTCCCCAAGGTCAACGATTGCCTGATCATATAGCCGCAGGGGTTCGTCAGCGTACCCCAAACGCCGCAGGTCGGTCACCGTTCCCGTGATGCTTATTTTCGGGTCAGAACAGGTTTTCAGGGTGTCCCAACATTTTGAAATCAGGACGTTTGCGTCCTTGATTTCTGTGTTCTGATAATACCCGAACCGCGCCTTTCCGTTCCTTCCGTACAATGCGGTTTTTTCAGGCCATTCAAGGTATTTCTGACCCGCAGGTTTTGCCGGATGCGCGGAAGTCTTTGACCATGTGACGCCCGAAATATCCGTTTCCTTCGTTTTCTGCGTTTCAGGCTTGTCCCCTTCGGAATAGCTTGCCCCATACGCATATAATGCAGTATAGAGTTCGGAATCATCGTATGTGACGCAAGGGTCGGTAACGTTCTTGTCAATTGCTAACCGCAGGCCACGGAAAACGCCGTCAGGCGGCAGAATGTCCAAATATCTGCCCGTGATCCCGGTCGAACTGACCGTCACCCGTGGGACTATATACACATTCCAATTCCCGCGAATGGATGTGACAGCTTCCCAAACAGAACCGCGCCCAATGTCCCCGGTTGACGTCCCGCTTGACCCGTCTGTTCCGACCGCCCAACCCGTCCCGGAAAGGACGTTGGTCAACGCGTCCTTTGCGGAAACGTCTGTCAGTTCAATATCCCCGGGAATGTGGCAATCCGTCAGTTCAGCGATTGCAATATCCTCCGCCGTGAATTGCTGATAGGCTTCACCGGGGAACACCGTGCAATTCCGAATTTCGTATGCTTTCCAATCACCTGTTGCAGGGTCTTGAAAAAGCACCGTCATTCCGCGTTCAATCGTTTTTTGCGGGATATTCGGAAACGTGCATAAAAGGGAAAGTTCCTCCTGCGTCCATTCCGCCTGTTCAGCGTCTTGCCGGGAAAATGCAACTGACCCGCCTTTCAAAAATGTGAAATCCATAATCAGACCCACCTTTCACGGTAGGCAATCGACCCCGTCCCCGAAATCGTGATATTCCCCGTAACAGGTTCAATGAATCGGGACGTTGGGCTGAAATACCGCATGATAGACGTTCCGCTGACAACTGCGGTCTGTTTGTTCAGGTCAATCGTCAGGTTTCCCGCAGGGATTTGGGAAAAGTCCATGCTCCGACCGTTCGCGGAATACGTCTGATTTGAAACTTTCGCCGTCAATCTGCGGGTGATCCTGATCAAAGGCGGCGCAGTTCCGCTGATGCTGAACGGCTGATTGCATTTTGCGTTGATTTCATCGTCAGACGTCAGGAACGGGTTGTCATACGTTGTGAACACAAGCCGAAGTTTGGATTCCCACCATTGGCGGTAAGAAGGTTCAGGGTATCCTGTACACCTGACGTCAAAGTGTTTTCCCGGATACATGGGAAGGGAAAGGGCGTGTTCCTCATAAGGCCGCGCCCATTCAACAATGTCCTGCAATGCTTCAAACCGTTCTTCACGATCCTGAATCAGCAATGCAAACGTCACCGTGACCGTCCTGTTTCCCCCTGTCATGCGGACGAAATCCTGACCGAATCCGACCCGCTGACGTGCAACGGGCGTTGTCTGAATCGGGCTGACCCGAATGTCATCAATCTTCACGGGTGCGATTTCTTCAAGGTCAACCCCGTTGAAAATAATCATCCCTGCCAACCACTCCTTTGCATTGTTCGATACTGATTCCCCTGAATCTGTGAAACAACCTGTCCAACAACCCGCCCTTCAAGGTAAACGTCACCGCCGGGTCGGATATTGTCACGCATGACGCCGCCAAGGGTGTCATAATCCATCCCGGGTTGACCGTTCTTGAACCTTTGCCATATGCGGTTTTCTTCTGCCGTGAGGATGCCCTCCCCTTCGTGTAAAGACGCTAAAAATCCATCGAAGGGGACGCGATCCAAGCCTGTTTCAAATTCGCCTTGAATAACATTGTCCGCGCCGATTCCGCTTCCGGGTTTAATTGAAGTGTTTCCTCCTGATGCTCCAAACGAAACATTGATGTCAACCCCCCACGCGGCAAGGCGGTTCAATTCTCCAAGAACAGAATCAACCTGTTCCGCAACTTCCGGGACATGATCCTTGATCGCGGTAGCCATTGCAGTTATATTCTTCCCTGTTGATTCTCCCGCTGTTTCGCTGACATCCAACGCCGCCGCCGCTTCTTCGGCCTTTTTAACCATTGCGTCATATTGTTCATCAACAGCCAAACGCTGTTGTGTCAGAGTATCAATGAACGTTTCTTTCCCTGATTGTGCTTCTTTCCAAAGTTCATTGATTTCTCCAAGGGTTGCCGTGTCACCACTCTTCGCGGCTTCTGCCATTGCATACAGATATTGTGCAGATTCTTCCGAACCGTCAGACAGTTCCGCAAGAATATCGCTACTTATCAACCCGGTTTCTTTGATGGCCTTCAGGTTTTCCTGATATTCAGTAATATAATCGACCTGTGATTGAAGGGCGTTTTTCATCCCTTCCGCAGTGATCTGCTTGTTTTTCGCGTCCGCCTTGAGTCTGATTTCCTCGTCAGTAAGGGAATTTCTCCCTTTCTTCCGGGCTTCTTCAAGTTTTTTCGCGTATTCTTCAGCGGCGTTCGCGGCTTCCTTGTAAGTTTCGGACGCCTTTTTTATCTCTTTGAACCCGCCAAACGCTTTGTTTACATCCTTCGCAGTTCCTTCACGGACTTTTGTGTAATATTCGTCAACAGCCTTCAACGCTTCGCTAAACGCTTCAACCGCCGCCATGCCTGCCGCCTGTTGTTCCTCTGTCCAAGCGTCAACCGCTTCAATGGCTTCCCCGTAGGTCGATTTTATTGCTTTTCCTTCTTCTTCATACGCGGAAACCGCTTCATCATATGCGTCCTTCTGCGTTTGGTATGCTTTCGTTGCTTCTGCGGCGTTGCTTTTCAAGGCTGTATAATATGCGACTTCTTTTGAAAGTGTTTCCGCCGCGTCTGCATCAAGGCCAAGCGTATCTGTAGCATATGCGGAATTTGGAAGGAAATTGCCGATGCTGTCCGCGTCTTTGCCAATTCCGTATTTCTGCAACAGACCGTTCAGCTGATCCCGCGCCTTTTTTACGCGGTAATCTGCAACGGTCATGTCAAGTTCCAATTCAGGCAATTCTGCAAATTTAGCTTCCAATGCGCCGCGTTTGCGTTCGTGTGCGCCTTGCAGGACAACGCCTTTCTGTGCTTCTTCCCATGCGTCAATATATTCGTTGACCGCATCAGTTCCGCCCTTGATTTCGCCCGTCTGTGTGTCAATGATTGAACTTAAACCGGGAAGAGTTTTGACCAATTCTTCGCAGGTTTCCAACCATAACGCGTTTTCTTCTGCCGCCTGTTCTGTTGGTGTTACAATGCCGCTAACGGACGTTTGCGCCTTATTTGCTGAACTTTCAACGTCAGAAAGTTCCGTTTTGATCGTTTCAAGGTTTTCGGTTTTCGGTTCATCGTCCGCCATTGCGCCAATGGCTGTTTGATTTTTCCCCGCTTGATTGCCTATTCCTTCAAGATTGTCTGCAAGGTCTTTCAGCTTCCCCGATTTCCCATCCGGGACATCGTCAAGCATTTTCCCCGCGTCCGTCTTGTTTGTGCTGATCTGTGTTCCGATTTCTCCAAGAACACCTGTAAGCGTCCGCGCTTTTTCTGCGGTTGCTTCAATGTTGGCAATCTTTGCTTCCGTTTGCAGGTCAATTTCCGCGAACTCATCCAATACGGTTTTGTCATGTTGTTTCGTCAAAGATTCCATCATGCTGTTGATCCCTGAAACAACGTCATTGATCACAGGCAAAAGGACATCTCCGAGTTTTGTTTTTAATGATTCAAGGTTCGTTTCAAGCATCCGCGTTCCGTTTGCAAAACCGTCACTTGTCCGCGCAAAGTCCCCCTGTGCGTCTGCGGTTGCTTGCATGAGATACTGATAACGCAAAATGGTTTGTTCGCCCTGTGACATATCGTTGAACGCTTTTGTGATACCCTTTGAAAGCGCATACGCTTCAAGGTTTGCCACGGACATATTGATTCCCAATTGTTTCAAGGGTTCGGTTTCGCCTGAAATGCCTGAACGGATTTTCTGAAACGCTGTGTCAAAATCGAGATTATAAAATGACGCCATGTCAGCGGCAAGTCCCGCCAAGTCTGTTGACATTTCCGTGACCTGTTCGCCGCTCATCCCGGCGGATTTCATCATCGCGCCAAGGGTTGATGTGAATTTTTTTGCCTGCGTTTCAGTAAGGCCGAATTGCTGACCCGCCTTTTGCGCCCATGATTCTATCTTCTGCGCCCCCGCTTCACCGAAGGTGACGTCAACTACGTTCTGCACTTCTTCAAGGTCGGAAGCGGCCTGAATTGCGTCCTTGCCGATGTTCAGCAATGCCTTCCCAATGGCGGCGGCTGAAATCCCTGCGGCAATCTTTTTCAGCATCCCCGAAAAACTGTTTCCGATGCTGTCCGTGCTTTCCTTTGCGGATTTCTCCCAATCAACGCCTGCTTTTTTCAGGGCGTCCGTGACCTGATCTATACTTGCAAATGCTTTTTTCCCATCTGCTGTGATTTCAAATTCGACTCTTCCGTCAGGCATGGTTTCACTTCCTTTTTGCGTGAGGAAGCATGGCATCAAATATGTTCTTGACGCTTTGCTGATAGTCTTCCTCTATTTCTTCGTCCGTTCGTTTCAAGGCAACGCTTGCTTTTGCACGGGCAAGCCATTCACGTTCTTTTGCGTTCCATTTTGTCGGGGAAGGCATTTCCCGCGCCCTGATTCCCATTGTTTCCGCGTATCGGTTGCCTTCCGGTATTCCCTGCAATAGTTCCGTAAACTCAAACCAATGAAGTTTTTCCTTCCAAAGGTTGATCCCGTATACCTGACGGAACGCCGCCCTGATCAAACCTGCGTCCTGTTCAAAAGACGTGACCCGTTTCCCCGTGGTTTTCGGCGTATCTGAAAAAAGCAACTGTTTGACGGCGTCTAAAGTGCCGGGAACAGGCTTCCGACAAACACAACGTGTTGCAATCCATTCCCGCGCTTCAAGCGTCAAATCATCTCTTTTCAGCGTTTCAAGCATCCGAAGAACATTCCGAAAATCCAAATCAAGGCGCACACGTCTTTTTCCAACCGTAACAGAATCAGGCAACCTTTCAAAAAGATTCATTTTGCGTTCTTCTTCTGTGCCTTCGTGATGAGTTTTTTCAACCGCTTTGCAAAATATTGGGCGCATACGGAAACAACGCAGGACGAATCCCCATAGTAGAAATCAAGCAATTTCCGCGCTTGTTCATCCCCGAAAATGACCCCCGCAAAAAGCAACGCGATTTCTTCACGTTCTTCGTCAGGTGTTTCCGCTGTGATCGTGACAAGGCGTTTCTGCGCCTGCGCCAACCCGACAACAATCCGGGAAGGGTCAGAATTGACGTGAAGGATCAGTTTTTCGCCGCCTTCGGTGATCTTTACCGTATCGTAAACCCTGCCAAGGGTCAGGGTGTTTTTCCTGAACATGGTTTTGACCTCCTATTGAAAGAAAAGGGGCGGGAGTATTTCCCGCCCCGGGTTGTTTAGCCGCCGACAGTTGTGACGGTGGGTTCACCGTTGAACCGAATCGTGCAGGAAAACGCGTTCACATCAAGGGTCGCGCCGCCGAAGGTGACAACGTCCCCGATGGAACAATCACAGGTGATGACCTTGCCTTCCGCCGTGATCTTGATGGAAGAATTGCGGTCAGTACCAAGGGCAAACTGTTTGGACGCAATATAGTCCTGCGCCGTGTCCCCGGCAACCCTGCGTCCGCTGACCTGAAGTTCAGGCGCGCCGCCTGTCACTTCATTGTGCGCGAACCCTTCGCCGCAGATGAAAAAATACTGCTGATTCTGTTCGTTGGACGCGAACGTGATGTTTTCGATCCCGGCACACAGTTTGGAATACGTCCATGTATCCCCGGATTTGCTTGTGCCGATTTCAATGGTGTTCGCCCAAACGGGATTGAAAGCCATTTATTTCACTCCTTTTCTGTAATGATCCGAACCGAAAGGTTTGACGCCATCAACCAAAGGTTTTCTTCGGATCTGCCGATGACCTGCGGTTCGGTGATTGTCGCAATGTCCACAATGTGAAAGTCCGTTCCTTCCGGGTATTCCTTCATGAACGTCAGGTTTTCATGTATTGTGTTCATTGCGTCCGACAGGGTTTCAAGGTTTTCGTGCTTGCCGTTGATGGTCAAGTCGATGGGAATATACTGATTTTTGTCGCAGTACACTTCTTCCGGGGATGTGGGCGCGATTTCACAGCAAAGGCCGCGTTTCGTGCCAAGTGCGCCCCGGGTGATCGGCGCGAACAGGCCAAGGGCGTCAATCAAGTCCATGACGGATTCAACTGCTTCGTTAAGTATGCTCATAGATTGTCATTGACCCCCCTTTGCGCTAATTTGTTCCACCGTTTCAAGTGCTTGCGTTTTGCCGTTTCAATCCAACGCCACGTTGTGCCGGGTGTCAGCGCGGTCTGAATCTCCCAATACTGCCGCTTTGCGTATGGCGTTTCCCAAACAATCAAACCTTCGGAAGGCTTTGAATGAATCAGGGATGAATCCCGCATTGTATGGTTTGGGGAACGTTTGACGTATTCGTTGCAATCTTCACGGATTTCCGTTGTCAGGGCGTAAAGGTTCGCCTTCCATGCGCCCATGACACGCGCCTGAACCTGTGCTTTGTTGATCTGAATCTTCACTGGATCACCTCACACAAGCCCGATTTCCCAATGATGCAGGCGGTCGGTGTCATCTTTCAGGGCGTCCACACTTTCAACCGTGTATTCGACCCCGGCAACAATGACCCGGACGTCCCCAGCGTTTTCATGCGCTGTGTTGAACTGCGCCCACCAATCAAAGGCGGTGCTGTGGCGCACATCCGCAAACAGGATTGACCGCAGGGTGCAATCTGTGTTGTCCGGGGTCTTCCTGATTTCATTGGTCGGCTGAACGTGAACGTGTTTGATCGTATATTCCGAATATGTCTGATTCTGATACCTGTCTACGCCCGTGCAGACTTTCACGGTTGCGGTTGACTTCAGGATTTTCGCGGGAATAGGTTTCAGCATTGCAGAACACCTACCCCCGGATACATCAGCCCGGTCTGCTCCAAATACATGGTAGCCGCCGGGGATATATATGCGCTCATTGCCCCGCTTTTCCCGGAAGAACTGTTGCTGTTTCCGTGAACGGTGACCTTTCCGACCGTGAACCCGCCGCCGCCTTCGCCGCTGTTCATGTTGTCAATGCCGTTGATCGCAAGGAAATCAATCTGTGAACAGATAGCAAGCTGAACCTGCGTTCTGACGATGGACGGAAAGTCATGGAACGTTTCTTCGGTCACCTGCCAACGGGTCAAGACGCTGACAATCCGGGAAGCGTGTGCATAAAGCGCGGGGAACGAAGTTTCGTCCGCTTCGTTCCCCTTGTAGGTATCCGTATAATACGCGAAATCTACAATTGCGCTCATGCTTTCACCTCATCAGGTTTTCGCCACAACAGTTCCCGCGCCATACGCCACGGGCTGACCATTCGCCGCGACAAGCGCAACGGTGATCTTATGACCGTTCGTGGAAGAAATCAGGCCGTCAGCAGGCAGTTCAGCCCAACCACCCGCAGAAGTCAGCGCAGTACCGATTTCAACGGTCGGCGCGGTTCCGCTTGCGGCCTTCCAAACATACTTGAACCCGTCAGGCTTCACGCCCGTCACGGTGACAACGGAATCACCCGCCGCCGCAGTACCCGCAACGGAAGTGATTGTCAGGTCATCAGCGGACGCGGTGTCAAGGTTGACAAGCAGGCCGTCACCCTTGTTTTCCATCGTCCACAGGCCGTGATACAGGCTGAACATGATCTTCCAATATTCGCCGTCCTGATTGGTGTCGGGGTCGATGACTTTGGAAATCTGCGGACGGGCAATGGCATCAACGGCAGGCCGTGCGGCAATCAGCCAATTGATATTCGCGCCAAGGTTCGCAAAGGTCACGCCGCCAACGGTCTGACCTGCGGTTGTGCCGTCATTCAGGCCGAAGACGCTGTGCATATAGGCGGAAGGCGTTCCGATGATATACTGATCGTTCAGGGCTTCCACCTTCATGTTCACGGAACGGACGGTGAAATCACGAACGTTCAGGTATTTGGTGATCCCGGTCGAACGTTCAAGCAGGTTCTTCAGGGAAGTGCTGATCTGAATGTAAAGCTGTTCGCCTTCACCGATCTTGTCCTGAACCGCGCCAATGTCCGCCATCAGCAGGTCAAGGATATTGTCTTTGGTGATGTCCGCAGATGCCTGCGCCACAACCTTGCCGTAAGCAATCGCGCCCTGTGCGGCGGCGGCAATACGCAGGGAATCGACTTCCGGGATGACCTTTTCATTCAGGAACACCTTCAGGGCGTTGCCAACGGTCAAGGCCATGTTGGTTTCGTCCACGTCATACCGACCAATGGTCAGATTCCGTCCGCGATACCATTGAAGGGTTTTGGTTTCCCACTCAAGGGTCAGGTCACCCGCCGGGGCGCGGTATCCGTTCATCGTGCCAAGGCCGTCAGTAGACAGCATCGGGATTTTGACTTCCTTTCCGCCTTCCCAAACAATGCCGGGGTTGCTGTCTTCCATCCACATGGTGCGGGGAAGAATGTAGAATTTTTCATCAAGGATGCGGTTGAATACCGCCGCGTAATTGATGGAATTAGCCATTTTTCAACTTCCTTTCTTTTACCAATTTGCGGAAAGCTGATTGAACAACTTGTCTTCTTCGCTTTCCGGGTTTGTCCCGGTGTGACCGGGCTGTTTTGAATATTGGGGAAGGTTTTTCGGCGTTTCCCCGTTGCCGTTTGCCTGCGGGTTGAAATATTCTTCGTAATCCTTTCGGATTTCCGCAAGCTGTTCCGAAACAGGTTTGGCGTTTTCGTTGCGGTCAATCATGCCGTAAACCGTGTCAAAGAACTTTCCCTTGACGTCCTTGAAATCGTCCGATCCCCGGGCTTCCTGCATGGCCTTGTAACCCGCATATTCGCCTTGAAGGGCTTTGTATTCGGCTGATTCCTTCGGGTCGGGTTTGGGAAGGTTCTTTTCCCATTCGCTTTTCGCCTGTTCGATTGCCGAATCTTGCGCCGCCTTTGCCGCGCTTTTGCTGACGTATCCGTCATCCAAATCCCGCCCACGCAGGGACATGATTCGGTTGATCCGTTCATCAGCGTCCAACGCTTCGTCATTGATGATCTTTGCAAGTTCCGGCCTTGTGAAAATACCTGCCATTTTACTTCCCCCTTTTACGGTCTTTGGAAGGTTGACCGTTCTGCGTGTTTAACGTCCCGCCGGACGAAATGGTATGAAAAAACCGCCATCAGACGGTTCATTCAACAATACTGTTATTCGGCTTTCTTTGCGGTCTTTTTCCGCGTTGTTGCCTTCGGCGCGGGTTTATCATTCTGAACATCCGCAGGCGGGTTCTTGCCCTGTTTCTGACCGCCTGTCAGCATTTCAAGCGGCAATTCAACGCCGCAATCAAGGCAGAACAGCCGATCACCCACCGCCTTGAACTTTTCATGATTGCAACCCATTGTCTGACCCCCTTTCGATTCATTCACAGCTTTCAGGAAAGCAAAATATTCCGCTTTCTGACTTTCCGTCATGTCATCAACGAAAAAAGGCGGCATTTGCTTACCCCCTTTCATTCCTTATCGTTCCCGGCTGTTACAATGCCAAGAAGGATAAAACCAAAAATCACACCGACAAACAGCGTGATAATTGCCACCCACCAAGGAATCATTCGCCTTCACCTTCAGGTTCAGGTTCGGGTTCGGGTTCGGGGTGGAGTTTGTCCAACTCATCGTAGAAATAATCCTTTGCATCGGAGGAAAGCCATCCGTAGCGTGACTCGTCCTCAATGAGTAGGATTGCATAGTCCTCTGAATATTCGCCGGACTTGATGCAGTTCAGAAAAGCGTTAACAACACGGAGTTCCCTTTTGCTGATAGCCATAGTAGTTTACCTTCCTTTCTTTTTTAAGAATTACTGATGTTCTCAAGGATCAAGGCTTGCAGTTCTGCAACCTTCCCGTCAATGTACAGTTTTGTATCTGCCGGGTATTCCACCGCAACGTCACCCGTGTCTGCCCAAATGTTATTCACACCAAGCAGAGTTCTGATCTCCTGCGGGGTGAGTTGGTAAGTAACGGGGGTGGCGAGCTCGTAAATGGCAAAAGCATTTAGTTCTGAAAGCCAATTAATAAACGACGAAAGATCAGTATACGCGCTTGTTTGGATGTAAATCGAGCCAATAGTTCCGTTACCCCATATTACATTTTCTTTCGGAGTGCCTCCCCAATCGCCAGGATTTGTTCTGAATGCATTCGCGGTGACGTTATATATACCTGGACGGCGGTCCGCAACTTCCGCATAAAAGAATTGATACTGCTGTGAATATGTCCAATTAGGAATGCTTACAAGAGAAACTCCTTTTTTCGTCACCGTCAGCAACCCGGTCGTCACATCCAGCGTACCGCCGTAAACTGTTCCGGCTTCGCTTGGGAATTCGATGTCGTATGTTTCGCCTTGATAGGGTTCGTAGGCGGTGGCTGTTTCCGAAATGCAAATCTGCCAGTCATTTTTTGACAGATTATTCGCATCATACTGGTTTACTTGAATCTCTACCCATTCCGTTTCTGCTGATGTTGTAAAATCCGGGATTGGTGTGTTTGAGTTACGTATTCCCCCCGGTCGAGAAATGAATTTTCGATTTGCGTCACAGTTAACCCATCTGAAATAGAATAATTGTTGCGGAGCAACGAACGATACATGATAGGTTGTGTTCGGTTTCACTTTCAACCACACAACATTTAAATCTGCACAGCTTTTGACGCTTCCATCTTCCGCATAAGCTGGAACGTTATATTCTCCGTTTTCTCTGCTATACAGGTTTGCGCCCGTCCGTGTCACCTTTGCCCCTGTCCACCCGGTGATGGGGCAGATGTTGGAATAGGGATAATACTTCCCATTTGTGCTTGCGTTGTACAATCCGATTGTAATATCGTTTTTGTATGTAGTGCCATATGAGGTGTACATACAAATTTTCAGATATGCCGCATCCTGTGGGGTCGTAAACTGCGTGACCAATCGACCGTTTTCTTCTGTAGGGGTAGAACCCAAATCCTCTACATAAGACAGGAATGTTTCGGTTGAATCGTAAAAAGCACCTCTTGCCCTTGCTGTGTTATTTACGGGCTTGTCCCACGACATTGAGTATTGTGTTTCAGCCGTGATTGGGATGAAATTTTTCGATACAAGTCTTGTCGTACTCGATGAAACAGTTCCGTCATTGTTTAGGATTCCAAGAACCATTTCTTCGTCAAACTTGTTCACCCCGCCCCCCGCAGGCCACGGATGATCATACCCGTTCAAGTCCTGCACAGGGGCGATGTCAACGGTCATCTTTTTTACAAGCATCCCGTCTGCGCCATCAGAGAAAGAAGCAATTGCGCCGGATGCGGTTTCAATGATTGCCGGGGCAATCTCACCGTAAGATTCAACAATGTCCTGTTTTGCCAACATTGCCGCATTTTCCGCGATTTCCTGCGCCGTCTGTTCGGCCTTGTCAATCCATTCCTGCACGGGTTCAGGTGCTTCGCCGCTTGCAATCAATGACCTGTTGATGCTGATCCCGAACACAACGGATTTCCGCACAACGTCCCCTTCGGTAAATGTAAGCTGACATTCGCCCGACCCGTTAGAACTTAACACAGAATCGGTAATGTCCCAAACAACCATGACCCCGGATTTTTCCACAACGGCAGGGTACATATCCCCAACAGGGGGACTTACAACCATACTGACCGTTGCGTCAGGGTATTCGGAAAATACCTCAATACAGTTTATCCTGATCCGGGTGTACAGGTTTTCGCCTTCGTACCCGATAGGAATAACCCTGCCGGACAGGTTGGAAAGCATGATGTTCAATGTTTTCATTTGTAATCCCCCTTGTTATTCTTCCCGTATCGTGTTTGTTGATACCCGTCCGGGAACGTTGCGTTGATCGGTGTTGACGTCCTGCCGGGTTGCCTTGCGCGGCCTGTCTTGTCGCAGAACTCCGTCAGGTTGGCGTTGGCGTTCCTGACCCGGATTTTCTGTGCGTCAATTTCTTCTTTGGTCGCGCCCTGCGCCTTCATGACTTCAAGTTCGCGCTTTTCTTCCCGAACCTTCCGTTCCAAAGCCCTCTGCTGTTGGCTTTCGGCGTACTCTTTGGCGTTTTCTTCTTCGTTCTGCTGTGGCGGTCGCATCCTGCTGAACCCGGGGAAAAACGGAATCGGATAATGACCGCAGTTCACGCCGAACAATCCGCCGCCATATCGGAAGGATTCAATTTCAGATTCAGAATGAACCTGAACCTTGTTTCCTTCGTCATCTTCAACAGTTCCCGTCCATCCGTTGCGGGAAATGATCTTGCCCTGCCAAGGATAGCAAAGCGGCCTTGCGCCGTCATGCCATGAAACCTGATACAGTTCACAACCCACGGAATCAGATTGTTCCCAAACAGCTTCCCGGGCGGTGTTCGTCATCGTTGTCCGCATATCCATAGCAACATAGGCTTCAGGTGACCAATGATGACCGCCGTGGTCAATATAACCCGTGATCCCGTTGTCAACCATGCGCCTGACGGCATCCCGTTGAACCTTGTTGAAGGAAGCTGTTCCCGTGATGATTTGCCCGGTTGCCGTGTTCAGGATTCCCTGTGTGTTGCTGATCTTTGCGGATATATCTGCAACGGTCGCGGCGTATGCCTGTTCCGTTGATTCCAACATGACCGTATTCACAAGGTTCAGTTTGTCGGCGGATTGTTCATAATAATACTGAAACGCCTGCATTTGCCGGGGCGCAATGTTCGGGACGTCAACCCCATTCGTCAGCCCCTTTTCCGCCGCCTTCTTCAATGCGGGTTCTGCATCCTTCAGGCCGTTCCTGATTGCTTCTTCAAGCAACCCCCGCAGGCTTTCGTCCGCATCCCCCAACATGGAAAGGATGATCTTTTCGCTTTCCCGGGTGACGGCGTCCATTTCCGCCAACTTTCGGACGGTGTAATCCCATGATCCGGGAATCGGTGCGCCGTCTTTGATGAACTTGAAATGCCGCGCAAGGTTGATCAGCAACTGATCTACACAGGCCGCGTAAACCTCCGACATACGCCATGACAGCCCGTCCAATGCACCGCGGTTCATTCAATCACTCCATCCCGCCGAATAGCCTGTCAACGGTCACGGCGTTGACCTTCCGTTCCTCCCCGATCTGCGCCAATTCCTTTTCGGCGTCTTCTTTGGTCATGCCAAGAATGTCTGTCAGGAAGCGTTTCTTGCTCATCAGCCCCGCGCCCGTCAGCGCGATTCCCTGATTGATTTCGGCGTTCTTGTCTTCGATGATCGAATCATCAAAAGTGACCGCGACTTCATATCCCCCGGCGATCAGGCTTTCAATCGTCTTGCCTTCCCATGTCAGCCCGTAATGAACGGCAAGTTCAAAAATGGCGTCAACCATCTGCCGCAGGGAATCCCGGATGATATTTTCATGCGCTTTGACCGTTCCGAAGGTCTTGCTGTTCTCGCTGATGACCTCTGTTGCAGTTTTAAGCCCCTTTGAAGCGTCAAAGGAAAGCGTTCCCGGGTCAAACCCGATCTGTGAACACAGGATTGCCAAATCCCCGTTTATGCCCTGAATATGTTCATTCACCCGAAGCCCGACAGAATTGTCAACAACCTTCAGGTCTTCCGGGTTGTCGGTCGCAAGGGCTTCCCATACTTCGTCATCGGCGTCAAAATACCGTTGCATACGTCCGCCAATGCCGCCGACCTGCTTCATAGCCCGTGCGGGTGCAATGATCCGTTTCTTGCCAAGAACAAATTCACGCTGAAGGGAATCGAACATAATGTCAATTCCGTGCAGGGTGTTCATGGCGGGTGCGTATATGCTCATGCCCAACGGGGAATTATCGTCCGCATAGTTCGTACCGAACGGCCTGATGTACTGAAAGAAAGCGTTCTGAACGTCTTCAATCGTTGTGTCCGGTGAAAGAAGGGGATACATTTCGTTCAGGGGATACCACCAACCAAGGATGTTCTGCGGTTCCTCCGCTTCCTTGATCGGCATACGATAAAGGTCATTGGTCACGCGGTACGTTGTCCCGTCAAGCCTGTGCCATTCGACAACCGTGTAATAATACCCGTCACGGGCTTCCCTGCTGATGAAAATACCCGCGTTGACGCGGCTGTTGTCCCATGCGGTCGGGACGAACTGTGACGCCATAGTGTACCCGATTCGGATTTTCCCTTCCCCGATGTCATTCCCGTTTTCATCCTTCGGGATTTCGACCCATTCCTTCAGCGCACCGCCGCCAAGGGCAAACGTTTTTTCAATCAGGTCACCGAACGCCGTGAAAAATCTGTTGTCTTTCAGAACGTACTGAAGGAAACCGTCAAGGGGATCGTCTTCCGGGGCGTTCTTCATGCTTGCATGAATCGCGCATTGCTCATTCCACACATACCGCGCCATTTGTGAACAGGCCATTTTCCCGGCGTTCATCGTAGCAAGGTGACGTTTCTTTCCTTTGGGGTCTTTGATCGTGTGAACGTCTATTTCATGCCATGCCCGGTAGAATCCTTTGTAAATGGCCTGCCATACAAAAATGAAAAGGGTGTAATATTCCCTGAAGGCAGGAACGCCATTCAGTTCAAACACATCCTTCTTGAAAAGGTTGACGTTTTCCGCCACCCGGTTCACCCCGTTTCTGATTCGTTCTTTGATTGTCATGTTTTAACCCCACAATCCGTAGGTTTTAAGGAAATGATTGGACGCATACCGAAATTCATCACAAGTGTGATTGTATGCGTCAATCGGTTCACCGCGTTCATTCACGCAGTACAAACCCGCTTCCTTGACAAATGGTTCCGTTCCGTATCGTGCGTCTTCAACAAGGAAAACCCGTCCTTCCTGAAACGCGGATTGAAGCATTTCAATCCCGGCCTTCAGCCCTTTGGACGTTCCCCGGACATCATGCCCGTTGTTGTCCGCCCCGGATGTCATCAGGCCAAACTTTTCGATTTCCAACCTCAACGCTTTGCAGGCCGGGTCAATGTAGATGTCATTTTCCCTGATGCGGTATTTTTTCCGCATATATGGCAGAAATTCCCCGCAAATGTGCTTTGCCTGATCTGACATTGCCATCTGACCGCCGTCATAATGCCAATTCCCGACCCTGTAAAGCCTGTATTCTTTCGCGCCAGGTGCGTACTGATCTCCAATGAACCCGGCAATGTAAAACCCGATTGACGTTGCGTCCGTTGTTCCTCCGTCCCCCGCAACGAACGCTTCAACCATCGTGAAATCATCAGGCAGGCGGTCAACAATGTGTTTGTCCTTGTCGAACATCCAATATATGACGCCTTCAGGAATGACCCGTTGCCCCAACCAATCCCTTTTGTACAGGAAAGGGCTTTTCTTGCAGGCCGCTTCAATCTCCGCCAACCGTTGCGGCGTCAGGATCGGGTTGTCCTTGCACGTCCAATGCGTGAAACGCGAATCCTGAACGTTCAGGACGTTCTTGATGCACGGGTCAGCGGGTGCAGGCGGATTCAGGTCGGCAATATGCCAACGGTCTTTGGCGGCGTATGTCCTTCGGAAACATTCCTGAATCATGGATTCATGAAGCAGATTGATTTCGCAGAAATACACCGAACCGATTGACATACCTGTTATTGCCTTGTGTGAATCAGCTTTCCCTCCGCCCTTCCAATAGACCTTTTTGTCACCGTCAGGAAGGGAAATAACAAGGTGTGCGCCTGAATCATCATGTGACGTCCGACAGCACCCCTTGAAAATGTGCATCAGGCCGAACCCGTCACCGTCCATGATCAACCTGAACGCCTGTTCTGCGGAATAACCGACCACAAGGTGAAGGTTGTCCCGGCTTTTCAACAGGTGACGTGCAAACCGCATGATCCCGGCGGTTGTCTTTCCGCTTCGGGGCGTTCCTTCCAACCAATCAAGGGTTCGGTCAAACGGAAGCATTATCAGGTCGGCCTGTTTCTGACCCCATTCAATCACGGTCTGACCTCCGTTCAAGGGCAAGCAGGGATTCAAGAAGGGGATTCTGATGTTCTTCAGGCTGAACCATGTCCGCCGTCAAATCCTTATACATGGCGGTCAGGTCTTTCAGTTTGTAGACCTTCCGTTCCGTCCTGCCAAATTTCTGAACCTCCGTTGCTTCTTCTTCCGGGAAGGATTCAACGATTCTGTTCAGGCGTTCCAACAGCTTCCTTTTGATCCCTGCGGCAAGGGTCGCGTTGTCTGCGGCAACTTCAGCGGTTTTTCGGATAATTTTCTGTTCAACTTCTGCCTTTGCGTTTTCCCGGGCTTCCGACCATCCTTCTTTTCTGCAATGATTCGCAATAGACGTCCTTGAAACATGGTACTTCTTTGCAAGTTTCGCCTGTGAAGTTCCGTTTATGTATTCCGCCCTGATCTTATGCCAAACAGCGCGGCCTTTCGGCTTTCCGCGTCCATCTGTTCCAATAGCAACCAACCCCTTTTTTGACCTCGCATGACCTCCGTTCGGTAGCCCCCGCCTTGCTTTATACCGTCCCGCATGACCCGGAGGGGAGGTCAGCCCCCGGCGCACCCCAAACAAAAAAACGGGTTGCCCCGTTTAATTGCAAACAGCAGGGGTTCTGAATGAATCCCTGCCGCATAGGAGAGTGATACACCATGAAGAAACCGCTTGCGTGAAGAAACCGCTTGCGCTACATCCTCCCGTATACTATAACACGAACGCAACTATATTTTACTCTATACTTTCGCCCGGCCTTCCGTCTGCTTTTGTTGCTTTCTTTCCGCTGTTTCCTGACGATCCGGTTCAGTTCCCGGCGTTCCTTCCGGGTCAGGTCTTTCAAACGTCTGTATTCGCTCATTGTTTCACCCGACCGCTTCGATTTCTTCGTCATCATCGTACATGAAAAACGCTTCAGCAGGCACAATCGTTTCCGTATGCGTGTCGTATATCCCGACCGTTGCCGTTCCAAACGAATCAATCATGACATACGGCGTCAAACTGCACCCATACGCCCCGAATGTGCGATAGTATACAACGTGCGTATCAATGTCGTATACCAAGTCCGTTATTATCAGCGCACCCCGGACGCTTGCAACGTCTACCTGTTCAATGGTTTCAAACCGATGCGGCATTCCTTCAGCACAGCACCCGCCAATCATCATGCACACCGCAACCATTGCGGCTATGAATTTCTTCATTCTGTTTCCCTCCGTTCCTGCTCTTTTAGCATCTCAAATATTTTGCAAATGTATTTTGCGTTATATCCTATTCCTTTTGACACCTCTGTTAAGGCTTTTATATCCTGTTGATTATGATATGTTCCAAGCGCAGAATACACGGACAAAACGGTAACCAATAAAATCAAAATACCAATTTCAACCATTCCGACTCACCGACCTTCCATGTATTCCGAACCATTAAAAGGAAGTTTTGTCGGAATTACTATGCTGTTAATAAACCGTCCGCAATGTGGGCAGTGTTCCGGTGTTAGGTCATACTCCTCGCCTATTATGCGTGGACTACCACACACAATTCCTGTACGTGCTTTACAATCAACTGTCTGCCAAATGATATTCAAACATTTTGAGCAAACAGGTAAAAATACGATTGAAGTTTTTCCGTTATCCGACATTCACTTCACCGCCTGTTCTTTTTCCTTTTCGTTAACAACCTTCCACGTTTCATAGAACGCCCATGCCATCGGCTTTCTAATCATCTTATTGTGCCTTGCTTCTCCAATCTTCGTTATCAGAATTTTCATTGCCTTTTCAAACGTCATTTTTCTTCACCGCCTTTTCTCCGTCAGCACAGAACCACAACCTGCTGTGCGATTCGCCCGTAATTCCGCAAACAACCGTCCACGCTCTGCCGTCACATTCACGGTTTCCACAATCCTTGCAACGGACAAGTTCCTGCTCCGAATAGGTTTCAACGTGCGGTTTACCTTCAACCATTGTGATTGATCGTCTGACAATGAAATCTTTTTTCATTCACTTTACCGACCTTCCGCATGAATTTGTTTCAAAAGTTCACATGATTCACAATCCTCAAACAAATCGTCTTTTCTGTTGCACTTCCACAACGGACAATCAGCGATCAATTCACCTGCGTGCCAACACGTTTTGTCATCACATTCATAACACAGATTGTTGCGTTTGCACTCTTTTAACTGCACGTTCAATTCCAAATCACCTCTTGACCGCAGAATCCACAGAACGATCTGTTTGTAAGCCAATGAACGGTCTGATGGCATTGTGGGCAGAATCCTTTTCGCACCCACACATTCGGGTAAACCTCGCATTCCCTGTCAAAGTTTACCCTTTTCGGAGTCCGATCCTGTTTCTGCTCTTTCAGCAGGGCAAGGATTTTTTCAGCATCCGAAGCAGAAAGCTGAACAGGATAATGCTGTTCTTTCACTTCTTTGGTGTTGAATTGGAATTGCAACTCATTTATTGCTTTTTCTATGTTCATTCCACTTCACCGCCTGTCCGCAAGCACCACAATATTTCTGTTTTCTGCGAAGATACGATCCGTGACAGGCCGGACACTTATAAACACAGAGATTTTCGCTCACTATTTCAACCTCCGGTTCAACGGGTTCGTGCCTTTTCAGCAGTTCCTCCGCCATTTCCTGCGCCCACGGGTCAAGGTCAATTGCTGTTTTGATGTGGTTAATCAATGATTGCACAGGCACTTTGTATTCTTTCATTCCAACTTCACCGACCTTCGTTATTGTTGCCTTTAACTCACAATGAATAATGTTTCCGGGTCTACATCATCCCTGATTTCGATTTCCATCCCACAGACCGTGTATTCCGGGTGATCCCCTTTATCAAAGCACATCAATTCACGGACTTCGCTGACCATATCGTTGAATGTTTCCCTGCTCATGGTTATCTTTTTGGGATCACCACCGTGTCGAAGATGATCCCATCTCATCCGTTTAATAGAGTTAAGAACATCCGTCATCTACACTTCACCGACCTCCCCTTTGCCAACTCACAGATTTTCGGCTTCGTTAAAAACCGTTCTAATATCATCCGTTAACAATCCACGGTATAAAAGTTCCTTTTTAAGCCATTCGTGCATAAATGTCTTCCCCAATAACAAACCTCGTTCTTCACCTTGCCGTGCCGTGCCTGTTGACAGGAATGTAATACTGTTTGCTGTCTGTTGTATGCCTAACAAACTATCCTGCCCTTTCAGCAAAACAATGGTATCGTGGGCAAGTTCTGCAAAGCACATATCACCCGTTGAGCTACTATATGGACAGCTTGAGCAAACACCCTTTGCCCCATAATAAACGTCTGAACAGGTTTCTAATCCTTTGATAACCTTTTTCCTGTCTGCCATTTGTCAGCCCTTCCTTTTTCCGTCAGCGCAGAACCAATCCCCATCATGCCATTCTGTGTGTGCTGAACACCAATAGCCGTTTGTTCCACTTGAGTCTAAACCACCGTTTTTGCAATCCTTGCGCCTGACTATTCTTGATCTTTCATCAAACATTTCCTGAATAACGTCCTGTGCTTCAGCAAGTTCAAGACAACCTTCAGCTTCCCGTTTCGTCAGGTAAACAAATTCAGAATCGACCTTGTCCGCCGATTCGATCTGTGACCGCAAATGACGGATCAATTTGTCAATATGGACGATCATTCGTTGACCCCCTTGAAACGCACCTTGCAGGCCGTATGCGTGTAATACCGTGAATTTGTGTGCATTGCCATATATGCTCCGTGTTTCGTGTGATTCCTGTACATCTTCCCGTGAAGCCCCAGTATTTCAAATGCCCCAACCGCTTTTCGGGTCTATGTCAACGCAGAAATGCTGACAATTCATGCAAATCCTGCGGGTTGGGTCAACCTGCGGTCTGCCGTGCTTCAACATTGTTCCGAACCTCCAACCATTTATTGACCGCAGACAATGCCCGACCATGTGCGATATATACCGCAGGTTCAGACAGGAACAACGATTCCGCAATCTTCAGGAACGGTTCGCCGTTCACATAACGCATGGTCAGAACGGCCTTCTGACGTTCGTCCGTGACGGATTCAATCGCGGCGAGAATGTCCCGCAAAAGTGCGTCCGCCTTCGCCTTTTCCTGATACAGTATTTCAGACGCATCCGCCGCCGTGCAGACGTTCGCCGCCATTGGGTCATGTTCCGCCGGTGATGACATAACCCGGACTTCCTTCAGCGTTACGCTGATATTGAACGCCCTTTCCATTGCCTGATCAATTGCCCGTTGCAATGCGTTCACCCGGGCAACCGCGCCCGTGTACTGCCGCAGGAACACCTTTGCGGGATTCTCCCGTTTCATTGTTTCACCGCCTTATACAGGAAGTTGGTCATCGAATACCCCTTCAGGAAGTTCCGCCCGGGTGTATCCCTGATCCTTCGGGGAAAGAAATTCAACGTCTTCTGCCGTGACTTCAAGGTTGGCCTTCGTTGCCCCGTCATTGCCCGTGTAGGTGCTGACGGAAACAGAACCGACCACACACACCTTCCGACCCTTCGCAAGGTATTTCGCGCAGTTTTCGCCCATCTGACGCCATGCTGTGACCCGGAAGAAATCCGCTTCAGGTTGGCCTTCCCGGGCGTTCCGGCGGTTGACCGCAACAGTAAAGGTGCAAACGCTGATTCCCTGTGATGTTGTCCGCAGTTCAGGATCACGGACAAGGTTTCCGATGATAGTCAGTTTATTCATGTTCAACCCTCCTGATCTTCCGATTGATCGTGTTCCTTGTTGCGCGTTTCGGTGCGTTCCTCAATTCTTCCAACACGCCGCGCCAAAACGGAAGCCCGTCACGATTACGTTTTGACATTTTGCAGTTAACATTCCCAACACCCGCCGCAATCATGTTTTGCCGCGCGATTTCACGCTTGTATTTCCGAAGACCCATGATTTTCCCTTCCTTTCAGTTCGTTCATCCATTCAATCAGGATTTTAATTTCCCAATCACGCAAGCAGATGGTTTCATTCTGTCGGGTCATCTCCAACCGCTTCATGATCCGTTTCCGCTGTTCCTTGACGAAATCTTCGTTGTTCATTCATTCACCCCGTCATTCGTATTTGATGAAGTCTTTTCCATAAATCGCGTTCACGTCATCAAAAACCTTTTTCATTCCAAGCCCTTCCTTTGACGGCGTCCATATCTTTTTCGGATTCCAATTTTTCCATTCGCCGTCATATTCAGGTGCGCCGGGATCATATTCCGGGTTATCTACCCATTGCCCCCCCCCTCATACAATATTCGTATTGTTTCGGGTGGGTCTTTGCCAATCTTACAAACCGTGGTTCTTTATCAAGGTGCGCCCCGAAGCCGCAAAACAAGCATCCCGTGCGTTGGCAATCCGTGCATTTCAATCTGCAATCAACCCCGGGCAACGGTTCGTATGAAAACCCCTGATCATCGACCGCAAGGATTTCCCCGTAAACGCTTGCGATTTCCAAACCTTCCTGCCTGATGTATTTCAAAACATCCTGTTCCGTCCAAAAGGACATGGGCTGACTTGTCTTTTCCTTCGCATCGAACGCATTGCAACCGTTTCTGACCCATGCCTGCGTCCGAAGTTTGCTTTCTTCTGCAAGCGTCCCAAGGAACGGAAACCGCTTCGTTTTCCTCTGGTACGATCTCAACGGGGCTTTTTTCATCACCGAACAACACTTGTGTGAAATCTTGAACTGCGTTTCCTGACAAAGTGGAAGCCATTTCTGTTTGTTGAAAATCGAAACGCCTTCAAATTCTTCTACCCCGGCAATGCAGTTTCGCCGCCATCCTTCCCATTTACCCCGGTTCGGTTGATTCTCCCGTTTCCGCCTGTGAGAAGGTTGCGCCTGATCGAATCGTTGCAAGGTTTGTTCGTCTTCTGATTGTTTCTCTGTACCCCCCCCACATAAGTTGTTGCCGTTTGTACCCCCCCCGATGGGATTTTCCGCTTTCCGAGAAGTTCCAAACGTTTCTGCTTCGTTGTCCGAGAAATTCCAAGCGTTTCTTGATTGTGTGCTTGTACCCCCCCCCTCATTATTTCGGATACGCCTTGCATAATAGATTGCTTCAGCGTTTTCCTTGCTAATGATCGGGTAGCCGTACTTGCTAATCACTTCGGAAAAGTTCATTTTCGGTGTTACAAACTCCGCCCCCATTTTCCGTGCAAACGCTTGTATTTCAGGATATTCAAGCCCGGTGTTGCTGAACACCAACGGAACGTCAGGGTAAACGTCACGCACAAGGTGAGCAAGCACGGTTGAATCTTTCCCCCCGCTGAAGGATACGCACACATTCCCGTCAAAGTGTTCGTACCATTCCCGGATTCTGTTCTGACTCATCAGCACTTTTGCGCCAAGTGGCAAAGCCTGACGTTGCTTCAGGTCACCAATGTCACGCAATTCAATCACCCCATTTCTAACATCCGCCGAAATGCGGCTTCCTGTTCATCGCAATAGTCCCGCTGTTCGTATTTCTGCGCCGTGACCGTTTTCTTCGGTTTCTTCGGTTTCTTCG